ACCCCCACCGACGAAAGGAACGAAACGTGAGCAAGCACACGCCGGGCGATCTGACATTCATCGGCCGTACTGGAGACGGTAAGGCGCAGATCATCGAGTCCGACATGAAGCGGGACAACTGGGACTGCTGTCGTGTCGAAGTCGATAGCGACGACTGTAACTACGACATGGCCGTCGCAAACACGCACCGCATCGTCGCCCTCTGGAACGCGATGAAGGGCGTGGACGATCCGGAGGCGTTCGTGGCGAAGGTGCTTGAACTTGTCAAGCGATGCCACACCGTTCGGGAACAGACCCCTCAGTACGTCCTCTATGTGAGCGAGGAACTTCGGCACATTCTCACCACCACCAAGGAGCCCTCATGACCACCCCAACCCCGAAGCCCCGTCGCGTGAAGAAGTCCCCCAAGCCCCGGCGAGCGAGGGTGAAGGCGGTGAAGGCGTGGGCCGGAGTGATCGAAGACCAGATCGACATGAAGTACGGACCCATCTACGCACACGCTGGGAGAGGTATGTACACGGCTGGCCTGTTCCGAACACGGGCGCAGGCGAAGGCTGCTTACGAATGCGTCATCCCCGTCACCATCACCCCCCGGAGGCCCGCGAATGGAAAGCGGTAAGTACATGGAAGCAGCCGAGCGGATCATGAAGGACCATATCGAGTGCCTTCCCGCGACGAAGCTGATTATCACACACGCGATTGCCCGCGAACTGGAAGCGACTCGCGCCTCCGCCCTCTCCGAACGCGAGGGGGAGGTGAAGGAGATGCTTAGCGTCTTCCGCACGATTGCCACCACCGCCGCAACCATCGAGTACGCAAGGGCTCTCGCCTCCGAAGCCCTCGCCCTCACGAACGGCGGTGGGGAATGAGCCCGAAACAACTGCGGGAGATGGAGGGGAAGTATCAACGGATCGAAGCCCTCCGCAACCTCGCCCCGGACCTGATCGCATTGTGGGAGGCAGTCGTCAAGCGGGACAACGCCGAGAGGAACCTCGAAGCCGTGTGCCGAGATCCCGATGGGCAAGACGACGCATTCCGCATCGAGGAAGAAATGCCAGCCCTCAACGAACGCATCCGCACCACCCTCGCCCGACTCAAGGAGAAGAAGCAGTGAGACGCAAGCTCAGCGAAATCGACACGATCCGGCACGAGGTTGCCAAGTTGCTCGGGTGGCACTATCACCCGTGGGGCAACGGTGGCGGCGGGTGGTCGTACTTGTCACCATCGGATTCGTTGTCGGATACCTGACGGGACTCCCTTAACCCCCACCCCCTAGCCGCGAGGCATGGAGAAAGAAGAATGATCCAGACAATCACCAATTATGCCGCGATGCTCTCCGTTCTCGTTGTCGCCATCTTCCTGCTGTGGGCAGGGGCGATTGGGGCGGCGATGCTCTTTATCGAGGCAAGGGACAGAATGAAACGCCCCGAACTCATCCGAGCAAGGGACCGCCTGCTGGGGGAGTGCCACGAACTCGATAGGTGGTGCGCGTGCGAGCCGAAGGTGTCAGAAACAGCTATGCGCCTGCACGACTTCATCCGCTACGAACTGACGGCTGTTGCGGGTGGAGAAACCCTGCTGAAAGACCGCAAGCGAATGTGCGAGCAGATCGGTGACTTCCGCTCACGCATTGGCGCGGACCCGCACAAGCGAGCCTAACCCCCCTCCGCCCGCTCCGAGAGGGGTGGGTGGGGATTGAGAAGGACACACATGGCAGTACCGACAGGCTACATCCGAGTGAATCCCAGGCTCAAGTGCCCAATCTGCGGCAAGCCCGACTACTGCCTTGTCCACAAGGACGGCGCCACCGCCCTCTGCCCGCGCACGCCGTCGCCGCAACAGTGGGGCGAGTGCGGGTTCTATCACGTCGTTGACGAGAACGCGAAGGTGGCGCGTGGGCCTTCGCTGGAGAAGCGACCCGCGCCGCAGGTGCTTATCAACCCCGAAGGAATGATTGATCGCTATGAACGAAATCTGGACGCAGTTCAGCTCGCATTTCTGTCTACATCCCTTGGTGTATCTGGGAGCAGTCTTGCTGGGCTGCGCGTGGGGTTTAGCCACCAACACAACGCCTACACCTTCCCCATGCAGGACCGACCCGGCAACGTCGTCGGCATCCGGGTCCGCAACACCCAGGGCGACAAGTGGGCCGTCAGCGGTTCCCGCAACGCCCTCTTTATCCCCAGCCTCACCCCCGAGCAGTTCAGTGACATCGACGAGTGGCACATCGTCGAGGGACCGACCGACACCGCCGCCGCCCTAGACCTTGGCTTGTGGGCAATCGGCCGGCCGTCGTGCAGCGCCGGCGTGGACATGCTCTGTTCGCTCATGCACGGCAAGACGGTGTGGATCGTGAGCAACTACGACTCCAACAAGAGCAGGCTCGACGGCTCGACGTTCAGGCCAGGGCAGGACGGATCGGCCATCCTCGCCGACCAGATGGAGCGAGTCGCCAAGCGGGTGAGCGTGATCTATCCACGGCGCGGAGCAAAGGACGTGCGTGAGTGGGTGGCGAAGGGCGGAACGCGCGAGGAGATCGACATGGTGAAGGCGAACGCAGCGGTGTGGGAACGGGGTGCGGCGTGATGGAAACCCTCACCTTCACCATCAACCCTCCCGACAAGCGGCTCAACCCCAACAACCTGCGCGGCAACTCTCGATGGGCCGCCATCGGACGCGACACCGCCAAGAAGAAGTCTCGCAACTCCACCGAGATAATCGTGCTCTCGGAGATGCAGGCGCAGAAGGTCAAGGGCGGGTGGAAAGGTGCAACCATCGCCGTCACTTGGTACTTTCCCACCATCAGGTTCGCCGACAAAACGAACTTGCGCGCGATGTTGAAGGGTGTTGAGGATGGATGCACCCGTGCCGGCCTCTGGACCGACGACAACGACGTAGACATCGTGACCGTGGACAGGCAGAAGGACGCCAAGCACCCGCGGGTGGTGCTGGTTTGCCAGCAAACAAAGTGAGTGACTATGGCAACAAAGCAAGAGCAAGACTAACTAAAGGAACACCATGATTCGCAAGGAAGCGTCTCTACTCCAAGAGGGGTTGCTCAACAACCCGTCGTCGCCGTTCTCCAAGGAACTCATGCACGAGCAGGAAGCGATCGAGCGTGGCCGCGCCGACCGACGTAGGAAGGCGGACAAGGCCATCGACAAGGGCCGCGCCGCCACCCTCGCGCCCGTCCAGTCGTTCAGCCGCGTGTGGCACCCCGACGTGGTGGAGAGTCTCAAGATGCTCCGCCGCACAGACCCGCGCGAGCCCGACAAGAAGTTGATGGTGATGATCGTGCGGGCCATGAAGCCCGACGTGCTCGCTCAGATCGTCCTCACCAACATCACCTCGCAGATCGTTCGCAGGCCCAGCGGTGTATCCGTCCAGCACATCGGCAAGCGGATCGGCATGGACATCGAGGCGATCCTCAAGGGGCGGGTGATCGGCACCGCGCTCCGCAAGGTGGCGAAGGAGCACGCCTGCCCCTGTAAGAAGTGCAACCACGGCTACGGCGTGAACGGCTACCGCGGCGTGTGCGAGAAGCTCAAGCGGATGCGAGGGGTGCGGCGGTTGCTCGGCGCCCAAGAGACAAACCGCATCCTCCGCGTCGCACGCTTGAAGGCGGACATGCTGCCCGAGGAGCTCGCGTGGATCAACCGGCGAATGTTCACCACCGCCGGCATCGGACTCGTGGAGTGGTCCAAGGTGATCCTCTACATCGAGGGTAAGGATCGGGCCGGCAAGAAGATCAACCTCCGCGCGTTCGACATCGACACCGTGAACGTCGGCATCGGCTCCAACCCCCGCACGCTCATTCCCATCCGCACCCTTGTCCAGCGGATCAATGACTCGATCGACAAGTGGACCTACCGCCGCCCCAACTACCCGCCGTCACTCACGCCACCGCCGGCGTGGGCCGACCCCGAGGCTGGCGGATACATCATCATCCGCAAGGGACTCATTGCCAACGGCACCAGGGCGCAGTACGCCGAGCTTGAGGGGAACGACTTGCGGCGCGTCTACGACGGACTCGACGCGACTGGCCAGGTTGCATGGCAGCAGGCCCCCAAGGTGGCCGAGACGCTCAAGGCGATCAGCCAGAACAAGGTGAAGGGGTTGCTCGCCGGCCGATACGACAAGGCGATGCGGTGGGTCAGCGGCATCGACGGCATCCCCCCGATGGACAACCCGCCCGACATCCGCCACCCGCTCCTCAAGTCGGGCCGCTTCACCGAGCCCGAGGACATCCGCCCGTGGTACAAGACCGAGGAAGGTGCGGCGTGGAAGAAGTCGGAGGAGGGCCGCAAGTGGACTTACTCGGCCAGCGCCCACTACGACGAGATCGAGCAGCTCAGCAGCATCCGCCAATTGTTCAGCCTCCAGATGGACGAGGCCGATCGGCACGCCGCCGAGGAGCGGTTCTACTTCGGACACCACATCGACTTCCGCGGCCGCGCCCAGCCGATGATGCTCTACTACTCGCATCACGGACCCGACTTCATTCGCGGTTCGCTCCGGTTCGCCAACCCCGAGACGCCCAACAGCGACTCCGACTACTGGCTCAGGGTGAACGCCGCCAACCAGTACGGCAACGGGTGGGACAAGAAGCCGTTTGACCAGCGGGCAGGGTTCGCCGACGAGCACAAGAACCTCATCGCCGACATCGCCCGCGACCCGCTCACCTGTCTGGAGTGGCTCAAAGCCGACTCTCCGTTCCAGTTCCTATCGGCGTGCATATCGCTCCACGACCCAGAGCACGCGCGCCGCCAACCCGTGTGGCAGGACGCCAGCGCCAACGGCTTGCAGCACTTCTCAGCGGCCGGCCGCGACCCGCTCGGTGCGGCACTTGTCAACCTTGTGGACGGACCTACCCGCTCCAACGCCTACCGCGTGGTGGCTCAGGAGGGTCGGAAGATTCTCGCCTCATGCGCCGACAGCACCAACGACTACCTTGTCGAGCGGCTGCTTGTGGACATGGACGAGGACATCATCAAGCAGCCGGTTCTGGCGACGCCCTACTCGGTAACGGATCAGGGGATGCGCGACCAGATCATCGGCAAGCTCCGCAAGAAGGGGTGGCGCGACGACGACGCATACGCTGGCGCCCGCGTCCTCTCGAAAATGGTGGCCCAGACCATGCGGATCGTGGCGCCGGGTGCCATCTCAATCATGGACTGGATCAAGGGGTGTACGAAGTCGATCGTCAGTCCGAGCGAGCTCCACCCGCTCGGCCGCACCCTCAGGTTCAAGTCACCCAGCGGACTGCCCGTCCGCCAGCCCTACTTCAACGAGTCAACGGTCAAGGTGTGGATCGACGGCCATTCGTTCAGCTTGGCACGCTCGGACGAGACGATGCCCGTGAACGTCACCCGGCAGGTGAACGGGTCCAGCCCCAACATCGTCCACTCGTGGGATGCCGCCAACGCCGCGGACGTGGCCGTGCGGTGCCGCGCGATGGGCGTGGAGGTGCCGACCATCTTCGACTGCTTCGGCTCGCACCCTGGCAACGTCGCCACGACGCGGCGAGTGTTCCTGGAGAGCTTCGTCGAGTTGCACGAGCGGAACCTACTCAACGACCTCGCCTCACAGTGGCGAGCCATGTACCCCGATGCCGACATCCCCGACCCGCCCCCGCCCGGCAAGTTCGACCTCAAGCACGTCATCAATTCCACTTATGCCCTCAGCTAGTCCATCAAAAGGATTTATGGCACGGCATGGAGTGATAAACCCCAAATGTACGCAACGGACCAACCTTGTCTGCATTTGTTCTTTGTTAGGCATCATGCCCCGTGGTATCGGCCCGATGCCGCAATCGCTCATTGGCTGATGGGTTCCACGAACCACGTCAACGTCGCCGTGGGAGGGGTGGTCTACATCGTCCAGCCCGGCCGAGGAAACTGCCTTCAGCTTCCACTCGACGCCTACATCGCTCACGTTGACCCGTCCATCGCCGTCGCCCACCTGTCAGCAAAAGTGATGGACGAGGTCCGTGCCATCACCGCGGCCGAGCTTTGTGCAGTCGGACCAATGACGGTGCGGCGCTCGCTCCTCAGGAGCTTGTTTGGCCGCGCCGACCAGCTCGACATCGACTGCGTGAGTGCGGCCGTCATCGTCACCAACGCCGCCGGCCACTGGTGCCCGTGCCCGCGTACACCACAAGGACTTCTCACATGGCTATCCAGCCACCCACAGTTCGTCAGCAGATCGACTCGTTGCTCACGCCCTTCCCGAACACCACCGTCAACAAGGACAGGGCGATTGAGCTGGCTCTCAACCTGCATCGAGTCTCTGACGAGGCCATCGCGTCCGTCGTGGGCGCCCTCGACATCGCCATCCCCGTCAACGCATGGAACGCGGCCGACGTGAACGACCCGGCCAAGGTTGCCGAGCACGCGATCGAGCAGGGCCGCTACGCCGTCGTCACCACCCTCAAGCAGATACTCGCCAAGAGAACCCCCAAGAAACCTGAATGACAACTGACATCGGACGGCCGCTAGGCGTTGGACAAACGACGCTGGCGGTAGGCCCGATCCAGAAGGCGTTTGACGAGGCATACGAAACTAAGCGCAACACCCGCGACCGCATCAACCAGATCGTCAAGCAGGTCCACCCCGGCTTGTGGTGGCGTGAGGACGGCCAGCAGCCCGATCAGGACTTGGGCCAGGTGCGGCAGACGGTCGGCATGTACGGCCTCGCCAGCATCCGCGGCAAGATTCTCGACTCGACTTGGCCGATCGGCCAGAACCCGATCCGCTTCGAGCTGTGCTGCGACGCCGACGACAACGAGTACACGCCCGAGCAGAAGCAGAAGGCCAAGACCTACCTCGACTCGCAGGCCCTCAAGCTCTGGGACGTGATGCTCTCAGCCCGTGCCAGCGAGCGTGCGTTCCCGTCCGGCCGCGGCTTCATGGCCTCCATGAGCATCGCCACCGACTTCGGCCTCTGTCACGGCGACGCTTGCGTGTGGGGCCAGAAGGACTTGCTCTTTGAGGTGATGCGGCCCGAGCAGTGGGCCAGCGTCCGCGACGGGCAGGGCAACGAGCTTCGCATCATCCTCCGCCGGCAGTTCGACCCTCGCACGCTCAAGCCCAAGGACCTCGCCGAGATCAAGCTCCCGGACGGCTGGATGAGCAAGCCGACGTTCGAGCGGATGGTCTGGATTTACACCGACTACCGCTGGAACGACGGCAAGTGGGAACAGACCGACGAGTGCAACGGCAACTCCATCTTCACCGAGACGCACGAGGAAGCGCGTATCTACACGCTCCCGTGGTACTTCATCCCCGGCGACCAGTACGGCCGGCCGTTCTTTGAGACGGTCTACGGCAAGCTCTTTGAGCTCGCCCACCTCAACGGTGCCAAGACCGACATCGTGAACCAGTGTGCCGACCTCAAGATCGTGCTCGACCAAAACACGACGATCCGACCCGCTCGGCTGGTCGGTCCCACCGGCGCCATCATCACGGGCGGCAACGTCCGCGACGGCAAGGCTCAGGACGTGGGCGTCATCAGCGTCAACAAGCACCAGGACTTGAACGAGGTTCGCCAAGAGGCTCGCCTTATCGAGATGGACTTGTCCAAGGCGCTCGGCCTCGAACTCGAACTCATCCCCAACAAGGAGCGGACGACCAGCCGCCACGTTGACGAGGTGGTGAGCCGTTTGAACGCCATGACGGGCGGGCAGGTGCTCTCGTTCACCGAGTCGATGACCAACAAGACCATCCGGTGCGCCGTCGATATCGCCATCAAAGAAGGCTTCTTCGACAAGGTGCCCGACGACATCAAGGACATCGTGGGCAAGTGGATGGACGTGCGGATCACCGCCGGCCCCGCGGCAATGGCCCGTGCCCAGAACGTCCAAAAGACGGTCGCGTGGGCGCAGGTCGCCCAGACCATCGGCACCGCCACGCTCCCCGACGACGTAGACAAGACGGGCATCATCCTCGACCTCGCGGCCGACATGGGGCTCGATCTTGCCAAGCACCGCTACACGCCCGCTCAGGTTGAGGCGATGAAGCAGCGCGAGGCCGCACGCCAGGTTCAAACCGAGTCCGCGATCAATGCGTCGAAAGCGTTGTCCGACGCAGCCGCTCCCGGCATCGTGGGCGCGCCTCAGTAAAGGAGTTTCAGCATCATGCCAGAAGGAAGCATCGGGGGGAAGTACAAGACCATCGACGAGGCCGACAAGGGCATCGCCGAACTGGAGGCGACACTCGCCAAGATCACCAGTGACCGCGACAAGGCTCTCAACGAGATCACCGCTCTCAAGACTCCCAAGCCGCCGGCCTACGCCGACGACGGCGGGTTTGAGAAGCACATCACCGGCAAGATCGACCTCGCCGGCATCGCCCAGCGTGCGATGAAGGAGCAGAAGTTCGACAAGGCGGACATGGCCGCGATCGGCGAGGCACTCAAAGAGGGAGACCCCGCGTTCATCGGCGAGGTGTTCACCAAGCTCCGCATCGGCGCCGAGCTCACCAACATCGACAAGGCTCAGAAGGCCGCGATCAGCAAGCTCGGCGGCGAGCAGCAGGTCAAGGCGATGCTGGAGTGGCACGAGAAGAACGCCGATGCCGCCGCCAAGGAAGCGTTTGCGAAACAGTGGAACACGGCGGCACAGGCCGAGATAGCGGCCAAGAGCCTCTACGCCGACTTCGCCCTGTCCAAGACCCCGCGTTCGGCGAGCGAGACGGCATCGAGCGTCGTCGGTACGCCGCCGAGCGGGTTTGCATCACAGGCTGAGATCAAAGCGGCGCGTGCCGCGTCACAGGCAGCACACGGGTTCGACTACTACAAGCGCGACACCGCCCTTATGGCGCGGCTCGCTGCTACTCCCGACGCCATCAAGAACGCCCCGGTCTGAGAAAGGACACCATGTACACAGACGCAGAAGCACTCAACATCCTCCTCTCCACCAAGACATCCGTCAAGCCCGTCACTATCGACGGCGTGCAGATCGTCCGCGTTTTCGACGACCTCACTGGCCAGATGATCCACGAAAGCAAGGGCGAGTCATCCGACCACAACGCCTTCAAGTGGCTCGTTGACAACCGTGGCGGCAAGGCCCGCGTCATCGGCGACGACGAGGCCAAGGACATCCGCCTCACCGAAGTCGAGAACGCCCTTGCCGAGACGAACGCTCGCCTTGCGGCCGTCGCCGCCGCCAGCCAGCCCGTCACCGAACCCAGCAACAAGGCCGTCAAGCCGCGGCGTGGCAAACGCGCGGCCGAGCCCGACCCGGCGTTCACCAGCGACCAGTAACGCCTCGCTTACACAGAACAATCGGCGACAGCACACACAACTTTCTGCCTGTCCGCCGTATCCCTTGCCTGCCCGAAAGGGCACGCCGGGATTTCGCAGGTTCCGACTTTGCTCCGCTTATGCGGACCCGAGCCGGGCCAGCACCACCGCAGTTCGCCGTGCCCTTCCAGTGGAAGGGGACCGCGCGCGACACGCGCCCGTTCCCAAACTCACCACCGAAGGAAACCAACAATGTTTTCAGTCATTCAGAACACGCAGGCCGCTACCGCGTCCGGCTCCAGCCCTACCACGACCAACCAGGAGCAGTTCCGTGAGCAGGTCATCCAGGCTTACGACAACGTGGCCGTTCTCTCCAAGATGAACGGTCTGTTCCACAGCGAGGCAGCCCAGCAGGGCAAGAGCAGCGTCGTCTACACCATCCGCGGCCGTTCGAGCACCGCCCGCTCGACCAAGGCCGGCGGCGCACTTCCCGTGCAGGGAACGGCCGACAGCCTCAACCTCACCTTGACCTACGACGCGGCCGAGTACCTCGACCAGCCGTATGACAAGAACGAGATGGGCGACGCGCGATACCAGCTCGCCGCCCAGGACGCCTCGAACGAGGTGGTCCGCGCCGTCAACGACGAGGAGACGCGCATCATGCACGCTCTCCACAAGACCGCGCTGCTCTCGGCCGCGACCGGATACATGCCCGCCCCGGTTCTCCAGACCGTGTCGGCCAGCGTGTCGGGCGACGACGTGAACCAGACAAACGCTTTCCCGCTGACCAACACCGGCGCCGAGCGTGCGTTCGAGTACATCACCAAGATCAAGACGCAGACCCGCTACGGCACCTACCTCTCGGCGACCGCGGCCAACCGCGACAACGCCAAGGGCTCGGGCTGGGTGTGGGTGTTCCGTCCTGAGCTGTGGGACTGCCTCAAGTTCGGTACCCGCACGTCCAGCCTCGACTACAACGCAGGCTCCGGCATGCTGCGCGGCATGACGAAGATGATCGACGGCGACCCCATCATCGTCTCGCCCGCTCAGTTCTGGGCCAAGACCAACTACACGGACCAGTCGTTCAGCCGCTACAACGTCAACGGCATCGTCACCAGCACGAACGGCATGCCCGTCGCGTACTACATCAACTACGGCAACGGCATCAGCCCGATCGCCCAGACGCTCCCGCCCAGCGAGGGCGGCATCACCGTCAAGATGCTCGACGAGCCCTTCCGCGAGGCGATGGTCGTCCGCGTCAAGAGCCGCTACTCCTACGACAGCTACCGCCGCGACGCGATCGGCTGTCTCACCATCAAGCAGTAATTCCAACCCGCACAACTCTCCAAAGGAGAAACTCGAATGGCTCAAGGCACATCAGACATCATCAACGGCTCTCTCAAGATCACCGACTCCGGCACGGCCGCTACGCAGGGCTCAACGGGCATCATCGACCGCACCAAGTCGATGACACTTGAAGTCCTCATCAACAAGGACTCGGGCGTCGGCGGCGTCGGCATCGTCACCTTTCGCCCCAACAAGGGCAGCGCCCAGGTGATGACCTCTCTGACAACGGCATGGTGGATTCTCAAGTTCGGTCACGAGACGAACAAGGGCGGCATCCTCATGAAGACCGACGGAGCTTCCTTCGCCAACAGCGACCTCCCGTCAGCAACAGTTACCTACGCCAACTGCATCGCGTTCTGCTCCGACGGCTTGTACTCCTGCAAGAACGACGGCACAAGCTGGGTCATCATCGGCAGCTACGCCCTCACCTGAACCTCCCCGGCTTTCCCTCACGCACAATCAAGCCGGGTATCCCGTCCGCACGTACCTCAGCGTTACAGAGGCCCGACCCGGCTTTACACCGCGTCGGCAGTGGTTGGTTCAACTCCAACCGTGCGGACCCGCACAACTCAACACCCCGCCATCTCGAAAGTGGCGGCGGGGTGCTTCTCTGTTCCCTCCCTTCGTCCCTCGCCGCTTGACGCGGCGGCGGGGGGCTTTACCAATCAACTAACCGGAGGCCCCATGAGGCACATCGTTTCACTCGCCCTCGCGGCGCTTGCGGCTGCGGTTCTTTGTACGTGCGGATGCTCGCCCGCCCCAGCCTTTGCAGGCGACGGCTCCAAGTGGATTATCAACGACAAGGGTGAGCCCGAGAAGGTCGGAAGTTGGGACCATGCCCCAGACGGCACGGTCATCAACCCCAAGGGTGACACCGAGGGCGCTGGCAAGATCAAGACGACACCCAAGCCCGACGCTGCCGCTGGCATCTACGAAACGGCTGGCTACATCGGCAAACTCACGGCCCTGCTCATCCTCGCGTCCATCGCATCGCTTGTCGCTTCGTACTGGGTGCCGTGGCTACCCAAGGGTGCCGCGTGGAAGGGCTTTGCCGTCGCTGGCGGGCTCATCATCGTGCGGTACTGGCTAGTCGCCTACGGCGTTGTGTTCGCTCAGACGGCGTTCTGGCTCACGCTGGCCGTCGCGGTCGCTGCCGGTCTTGCCGTGGGCTACCCGTGGATCGTGGGGCTCTACAACCGTGCCCTGATCGTCAAGGGCAAGACGCTGGCGGCGAAGGGTGACGCTCAGGCTGGGGCCGCTCTGGTTATCGCCGGTTCGCCCGACGACTTCAAAGAGCCTGGCGAGAAGTCCGCCCTCAAGACGGCCCTCGCGGTCTCGGGAGTGAAGTCGTGACCATCGACAACGAGCACCACACGATCGACGAAAAGACGCGGGTGTCCCTCAGCGCGGCCGACTGGATCAAGCTTGGCGCTGGCCTTGTCATCTACACGGCGGTCGCTGTGTGGGGTGTTGAGAGACGCGCCGCCAGCATCGAGTCAAACGTGCGCGATCACGAGTCCCGCATCGTGCGAGTAGAGAACCAGGGCAACACGTCCGACGAGCGGATGGGCAAGATCATCGACTCGCTCGCGGACCTCAAGGTCATGGTCGGTCGCATCGAGGAAAGGACAAAGGCGAAGTAGTACGTGAAACTCACACCGGCCCCCTTCGACTGGACCTACACAAGCGGCCGTCCAAACCCCGGCGCGTCCAACGGCGGATTCGGCCTCATCCCCGGCTACCAGCCGGTGAGCATCTTCGACCCCCTCAAGCCGAACGACACAATCGACAAGCTCACCCAGGGTGTGCTCATCTTCGAGTACGAGTCCGGCGTGGGAGGGCACCAGACCGACGCGCAGTTCTTTGCGAAGTGGGCCAAGGCCGAGTGCCAGATGGTCGCACGGCAGATTCGGGCGTTGTGGGCCACCGACCCGCTCAAGCGGCCCGTGGGCTTCTACGGGCTCCCGTACCTCGACCTCAACAACCTCGCGGGCTACCGCAAGGCCCTCGCCGTGATGAACGACGCGGGCATATTCAAGGCGTGCGACTACATGGTCGCGTCGTGCAACCGCTCCTTTGAAACTCCGTTCGGCTACTGGGCCGCAGAGGTTGAAGGCACGGTGGCCGAGGTCCGCAAGGTCTGTGACAAGCCGCTTGTAGTGCAGATCGGTGAACAGTGGCACGCGGCCAGCACGCGGCACGCCGACGAGTACATCCCCGAGGATGACATCGTGGAGATGCTCACCTTTGCCAAGGCGATCAAGGGCGTTTACACCATCGCGCGCCACGGCGGGTACGACAACTTCGGCCCAATCGGGCTTAACGGACAACGCACATTCCGCCGCCTTGTGTGGGGGTCCAACCCCGCCGAGGCCGCGATCAACAAGATTCTCACGGGAGCCTGACGTATGGCAGCCAGCAAGATTCCATTCGCCTACACGAACACGTACTACATCGACCCGCAGGGTGGCAGCGATGCCAACAGCGGCCTGACGATGGCGCTGGCGAAGCAGACGTGGGCGGGGATCAAGGCGGCAGCGTACACGCCAAACGTCGCGGCACAGCGGATCAGTTTCCTTGTGGTAGTGTGCGGTTCAAGCGACAACAGCGACTTCTTCACGGGCTCAACCGATCAGTTCCTCATCGACTGCTTCGGCGACTCACGCACCGGCGACTTCTCGGTGGGAGTCCCTTTCGAGACGCACATCGGCATCCGTGCCGCGATCTACGAGGTTGACGGCGCGCGAATCTCAAGCCGCGCTTACGGCCGTCCGCTTCTGCGCGGCGACACCGTTGTGTCGATCACGTCCGGATCTGCGTGGTCGGCCGTTTCTGGCACCATCTACAAATCTGGCAACACGCTTGTCGGCACGCCGACCGACATGGGGCAATTGCTCTACAAGCCCGGCACTGTCACGCAGTACGACACAGATGGTGCGGCCAAGAGCCACTTGTACCTCAAGACGGGCACGGGCGGAGATGCCGCAGCGATCGCCCATTGCACGACGGCATGGACGGCGTACTACGACACCAGTTCAAACCGCTTGTACATCAACGACGGCACGGCAGTTGCGCCAACGAACGCGAACTACTACTGGACCAAGAGCAGCGGCGATGCGTCGCAGAACTGGTCCAAGATCAGCCTCAGCGGATGCACCACCGTTGCCATCGAGGGCATCGACACCGCGTGGACCGAGCGCGGCATCGTCATCTTTGACGCGCGGCAGGTCTACATCAACGACTGCCGCGCGTTCGAGCACAAGGTCCACGGGATCCTTTGCTCGTACACGAACTGGAAGCTCCAGAACATCACGATTGAGAACTGCACGGTGTACGGGCTCGGCACCAACAACAGTGGCGGAACGGGCGTCGGAAACACCATGTTCAGCGCAACCGGCGCGTCGGGAAACTTCGATGCCGAGGGCATCCGGTTCAACAACTGCACAGCCATCCCGTACATGCTCCAGAACCCAGCCGGAGCCAAGTACGACAAGGCCACGCTCGGCTACAAGATATACCCGTTTGGACTCGGAACCGCCGTGAGCGGAACCGCTGGGTTACTCCTGCCGGGCGGTGCGATTCTGACCGACTGTGTGATTTCGCACGTCACCAGCGCGAAGTCGTACCAGCCTGACGGGTGGTTTGTCGCCGGAGCCCACCACACGGTTCCGAGTGACCCGACCAACATCAACACCTACCCGATCATCTTCCGCCGCCTAACAGCTCGCATCCTCGCGGGCGTGGCTGACCAGTCGGGATCGGGCAGCGCCAACGAGTATTCGCACGCTGTTGCCCTTGACGATTGCGACATCTACCAGCTTGCGGACGTGAGCGGCAGCACGGGCGTCGCCGCCGTGACGGGAAGCTGGAACGCGCCGATCTGGTTCGGGCAGCCAGCGGGCGGGCACCACGCTTACTGGGGTTGGTTCAACGGGACGCGGTGGATTGCAGACCCCGGCACGAGCCAGAGCACGAACACCTGGTATGGAATGGCGATGGCTACCGACTCAACGATCGGGAACGTCTGCCACTTCACCAAGATCAACAGTGATTTCCTGTTGATGGCGAACAACTCCAGTAACACGATCTTCGTCTACGACCAAGCCGACGACGCGGACGACACCAACAAGGGCCTGACGCTTTACTGCGTTGGCGGCAAGAGCGGGGTCATCTACCCGCACGGGCAGCGCGGCAACCTGACGATGATCGCGCACCACGACGCATCCGCAACTACTTCGCGCGTGTTCCGTGGCGAGACGCTGATTGGCGTGAACGGAAGCAGTTCAGTCAGCACCAGCAACGCCACGATCGCGCTCTGGAACGCCAACGTCGATACCACGGCGAAGTACGGCACCGAAACCCCTCCCGGAGTGGCGAAGATGTCACCGGCCGGGAATGTCCTCAAGAGCACACGCGGTCGATCCGGCCGCTAACCACCAAGGAACAACAACATGGGCAGCACTTTCATCACCAGCAAGCCGGGGACGGTACGCCCCGCCAACGGGTTCGCTTTCGGGGACGAGTCGGCCAGCAGCACCGCACTCCCGGTAGCGGGCGCAGGCGTCGCGGCCGACGCGATCACTCAGCAGGCATCCTCCACATCGGCCGGTACCTTCTTGTTCAGCATGCCCGAAGGCATGGGGCTCGAACTCCACTTCGCCATCAAGGACGCCGCGGGCGAGACGGCCACCTTCCGCATCTTCCGCGAGCTGGCCCTTGCCACAAACATCGACGGCAACCCGTCGCAGGTCACGTACAGGCACCTGTGCGACCTGACTGTCACAGCGTCAACGGCACAGACTGGACACGCAAGCGGCGTAGTTGCCGATACCTATTTCTGGGGCGTTCCGGTAATCTCCACCGACGCCGGACTTGCCCCCAATGGCACCCGCGTCATGCAGGGTGCAACGGCTGGGGCGGCTGGATCGGTCGTCATCGACCCTCTGTGCGCCGGCCGCATCATGGTCGTCGGCAAGATCGGCACGGCGGCCGGGTTCAAAGTGCTCGCGTCCGCCTACACGGGAATGTAAACCATGACCTCACTCTCCGGCGTGAACATCGCTCTACGCGCGGTGCAGGAGCCGGCACTCTCCGCGCTGGGTGACAGCCCGCTCGGTCAAGAGGCAAGCGACCGCATCGACGAGTTCACCACCCGCCTCATGGACGAAGGACCGTGGTGGTTCCAGCAGGCAACCCACTACGGCACGATGTCGGCACTCGCCGGCAACGAGCTCCTGTTCATGGGTGGCGAGGTGGTGACGGGCACGACCAATCAGGCCACGTTCAACATCATCTGCATCAGCAAGAACCGGGTGTGGCTCAAGTACATCGAGGGCACCATCGGCACGGGCGCCGAGACGTACACCGGCGCCGAGAGCGAGGCGACCCTTACGACCACCGGCACCCTCACGGCGATCGACCCGCACACCACTTGGGCGTTCAGCATCCTCCCCGAGCCATTCGCTCAGTACATCGCTCAGGACGTGGGACTTGACCTTGAGCGTCAGTACAAGCGCGGCGGCATGGACGAGCAGGTTCTCACCCGCACGGTCCAGCGGGCCAAGGTGCAGGCCGAGTCGTTCGACTCAGGCTGGCAGGGTTGGCGGAGCGACAGCCAGCGTGACATCGCCAGTGTGAAGCGGGCGTACAACGTCGGCCCCGAGTCTCAGGATCGGCTTACGGACGACTAATGCCAGAAACCACCGCGGCACGCATGGCGACCTTGGCGGGGGGAATCAGCAAGCTCAAAGCCGAGGTGCGTTCGCCGGGCCAGGTCGAGAACGCGCTCAATACCGACTTCTCGCTCCAGTACGGGTGCGGCAAGCGGGCAGGCACCGAGCACCTCTACGCCCTTGGTGCGTCCGCCCCGACGAACGTATGGCTCATTTGCAAGGCGATCGAGGGCGGACAGAAGCCCGTCATCTACGCTGGCAGCGACGGCAGCGTGCAGGTGTTCAACAGCACCGGCACCGCGGCGACGGTCGTTGCCAAAGAGACGGCCACCACCTACCTCGCCAGCGGCACCGAGACGGCCCGACCAGCCACGGCAGGTAAGACCGGCACCATCGGCTCGGTTCGCATCGTCAACCCCGCCGTAATCCCTCTGGCCGAGGCGAGCGACGCGGCGACGTTCACGCGCGAACACGCCAACTTTGAGACGCTCGTTGGTCACACCGGCACGACGATCGGAGAGGTTCGCCGGGTTCTGGAGTCCACCACGGCCGACCGTCCAGCGGGCCTCTACAGGTACGATCCCGGTGTCGTTCAGGCGAGCACGGCGTCGTTCACCTGGGAGAACGCCGGCACCATCACCACCGAGGTCATCAAGGTCGCCAAGAATCCGCAGGGTGCAACGATATGGTTCCCCAAGTACCTCATCGACACGGCTTCTGTGTATACGGCAGCGACCCGCACCATCACCATCGCGGGCGCGTTCACCAACTACGAATTTGAGTCAGGCGACAAACTATTCGTCAGCGCCAACGCCGGCGGAACGGTCGGCGGCATCCTCATCGAGAGCAAGACCGACTCGGACAACATTGTCCTCTCAACAGATATTGCTGGCGCCGGCACGCCCACCCTTCGCGGCATCGGCATGGAGGTCGAGTTCAAGGTCGATCTCTCCGAGACGCCCATCGCCACCGTTGACGAGTACGTGCTCGCGCTCCAGCGTGCGATCCGCGACGCCGGCGCCACCAACGCTTGCGTCGGCTGGTTACCCAAGGACACGGAGGGCGACAAGAAGGGCGAGGTGGTGCTCACCAACCACTACTCGGGCTACAACGCCACCTTCAACTCCAACGCCGGCATGTGTGTCCGCGCCCCGACCGGCACGACCTACAGCCTCCTCGCCGCAGATTCGGCCTTCGAGAACACCACCCCGACCGTCGTGAACGGCAGCGGTGACGGCACGGCCAAGGCCCCGTTTGATCGGTGGACGATCCGGCCCGTCAACGCTCAGGACGACGCGGTTCCCGACGCCGACACCATGCCCGCGATCGTGAAGCCGATCCAAGGGTTCGGAGCCGACACGACCTACTACGACGCGACCATCGCCCTCAATCCGCTCGCCTACTGGAGGCTCAACGAACGGTGGGGAACCAGCGCCTACGACTCGGCGAGCGACGCCATCGGCACGCTCATCAACAGCCCGACGTTGAACGCGACGAGCCTCCTCACGGGTGACACGAACCCGGCCATGACCTTCACGGCCGCGTCCAGCGAGTACGTGAGCGTGACGGGAGGATTGCCCAACCTCGCACGCCGCGACGTTCACCCGCACGACGTTTGCTTCGAGTGCCTGTTCAAGACGACGACGAACACGGCGATGACGCTCTTTAGCATCAGGAGCTCGGCGACGGGCGGCGTCCAGCAGTTCAAGGTGGTTCTCAACCAGGGGTCGGCCGGAAAGATTCGGGTAGAGGCCAAGAACGGCGAGTACATCCAGACCTCGAACTCCGCCTACTCGCAAATCTACGACGGCAACGTTCACCACCTGCTTGTCACCAAGGACGCGGTGTGGCTTGACGGGGCATCCATCGCCATCACCAACTCGGCGGTGGGTCCGTTCGGCACCCAAACCAACGCCGCGGCGTTCGCCACCATCGGGTGCGTCACCAACTCATCCGGCACGGCATCGTCCTTCTTCAACGGCACCATCGACGAGGTGGCGATCCATGACATCGTGCCAACTACCGCCTTCGCAGCGTGGCGGAACACTCGCGCTCGCGGCACCAACTCCACCGCCCTCTACATGGTCGGCACCGAGGAGTGGACTCCCCGCACGACGGGAGATTCCAGCAGCAACCCCGCCCCGACGTTCATCAAGGACGGCGTGCCCCTCACGGCCGCAACAAACTGGGAGGGTCGGTTCTGTGTGGGCGCCGGCCGCACGTTCAGCGGCAGCCGTTCCCAAGAGGAAACGGCGTTCTACGTCAAAGACGTGTCCACCGTCACCGACGCAGCCCCCATCGACCGCGTGGTCGCATCGGCCGACGCATCGAGCATCACGAGCCTCACCCCGTTCGGGTCGGTGTGCATCGCCACCACGGACGGACCGCACCAGTACGAGCTCTCAGCGGCCAACGCCCTGAGCATCGGCACCCTCAACAGCCGGGTCGGAATCAGCCAGCGGGTATCCGCCGTCGATCCGGCCCTGTCAGGGGACCGCATCTACATCGTCGCCCCGACCGCCAGCGGCAGCGTCGTCAACGCGACCATGCTGGAGGGCACGATCGACGAGCAGGCCGTAGCGGGCTTCTACGACGACGTGGGGCAACACGTCCGCGGCCTCATCAACCCGACCGACGCCGACAACCTGGCACTCGCCACCGTCACTAGCGACGGCAAGATCGTCCTCATCGAGCGTGGCGGACAACGGCTGTTCGTGTACCAGACGGCCTACATCGGTTCCGAGAAGCGGCAGTCGGCGTGGTCGGTGTGGAACGTCGGCGGCACCATTGAGGCCGCTTGCGCCGTGGACGAGTCGATCCTCATGGTTGTTCTCAGGTCGGGTAAGTACCTACTCGAAAAATGGAAACCGGAACCTCCCGAGCAATGGCCGGCGAGCGGGACATCGGCGGCAGCGAGTGGGCAGCGGATCGACGGGCGAGTCTCCGTCGCCTCCGTTTCGTCAGGGGCAGGCGTCACCACGTTCACCATGCCAACCGACGTGCCGGCGACGGGCATCGACACCGCTATTAAGTCCGATGGGACGATCCTTACGGCGACGCCTATTAGCGCGACGCAGTTCACCGTGCCCGGCACGCTCCACCCGATCACCGTCACCGCCGGCCGCTCCTACTCGGCCTACGTCACCCTCAGCAGGCCGTTCCCCAAGGACCAGAACGGGCAGGCGTACATCAGCCCACAGACGGCGCTCGCCTACATCGTCCTCACAGCGACCGACCTCACCAAGATCAGCGCCACCGTCACGGTCGATAGCCGCACCCCGGCGACTTGGCCCGTCCGTTCACTCGCCAATGAGTCGCGTCGCGGGCGAGTATGGACCCGCGGACCTGTAGACCGCACCACCGTTACCCTCACCTTGTCAGGATCGGCACCCGTGTCAATCGGCACGCTGGAGCAGATTCTCGACTCAGTACAAAGCAGGAGCTAGGAACATGCCAGCCCTAGCCGCCATTGCACCCTACATCGCAGCCGCCGCAGCGGTGGCAACGACCGTTACGTCCATCCAGTCGGCTCAGAAGGCCAACTCCAACGCGAAGAATGCCAAGAACCTCGCCGCCGAGAAGCTCGGCATCCAGCAGCGTCAGGCGACGGCCGAGGCCAAGCAGCAGCGATCACTGACAGCACGCCGCCTCGCCACTCAGCTTGACGCCAGCCGCGTCTTGAGCGGAGCCAGCGGCGTAGGTGGCGGTGCCTCTCAGCTTGTGCTTGAGTCGGCATACGCCGCCGACGCACGCAACGACCTCACAACGATCTCGGCGAATCAGGCCCGTGCCAATCAGGGCTTCGATGCCAACTACCGCAACAACATCGTGAGCATCGACTCGCAGACCCCGAGCATGGGCGCCGCGGCGTTCGGCGGCATCGCGCAGGGGTTCAGCACCGGCCTCTCGATCTATGACAGCATGGGTCGCTTGGGCGTCAACACCACCACCTCAACGACGACGGACGGCATGGGCGTCCAGTATTCGGGCACCAACGCCAACCCAACCGTTGAAGGCCCCATCAGAACCACATGAGCCAATTCTCACCCGGAAGCAGCTTCCCACGGCCGAGGTTCAACCTTGGGATGCCGACAGGCCCCACCGTGGGCCTGCAAGCCGCCGGCATCGAGGACCCCGTGGTCGGCCACGATCCCGCGGGTCAGCAGCTCCAGGGTGCTCTCAACGAGTTCGTCCAGACGGTCGGCATCGCGGCCAGCATCAGCGACCGCAGGGCGAATGAAGCGGCGAGGGCGGCGTATCGCGCCGAGATGGACGCAAAGAAGGCCGAAGAACTCCAGTGGGGAGCCGTTAGCCGGGCAATCTCAACCACCGTCCGCGAGCGACTCCCCGGCGACATCGACGCCATCGGCAAGGGCACGTTCGGGTGGATTCCCAGCGACCAAAGTGACCCCGAGATTCGGATGCAGCGGCTCGCAGAGGAAGCGACCGTTGACGTGCCCGAGCAGTTCCGCGAGCGTGCGGTCGAGCAGTTCAAGGCTCAGTGGGCGACGCGCGGGCTTAACGCCATGTACGCCAAGAGCGCGGCGGATCAGAAGCAGGCCAAGAAAACCGCCAAGGACGGCGCGACCGACGAGGTGATGCTCCTCACCGACCCGTCGAAAATCGCCACGACCATCGACACAGCCAAGAGGACCATCCCCGGCTTCACCGACGACGACGCCGACGAGATCGTGGTCAGCGCCATGCTCAACACCGCACGGCTCGGAACGCCCGACTCGATCAAGATGGTCGAGGGGTTTAAGTCCTATCTTGGCAAGCGAGAGGTGGCGGCACGCGACCAAGCCGATCGGCTCGTGGAGTCGGGTAAGCAGAAGGATGAGATCGAGCGCAACAAGCAATTTGCCAACGAAGCCGCATCCATCCGAGACCGCGCGTTCAACTTGCAGACCACCCCAGAGAAGGTAAAGGCTGAAATCCAAGACGCGGCAAAGCGGCTCGGCATCGAGCCGCGCATCGTCGAGGATCAGATCGCTGGCACCAACACCGCCATCGCGCGCCAGCGAAACGAGCAGGCGAAGCAGATGGAGTACGAACGGGTCGCCAATGAGATCACCGCCAGCAACTTCGTGGCCGTGAACCAGGTTCTCAGCAGCGTCGGCGACGCCACCACACCGCCAACCGGCGCAATTGCCAAGATCGACTTCCAGCCGATCCCCGGCCTTCCGCCCGAGCTCGGAGGCGTGAAGGCGCAGCAAGAACAGTTCATCTCTCAGGCACGCTTCCAGACGGGCGTTGACCTCACGAACCTCGACGGCCGCGACGGCGTGAACATGAACAGGTGGACGAAGTACGTCCGCGCCTTGGCTGGCAGCGGCGTGAGCGACGAGCAGATCAAGAACACGCTCCTCTCTCTTGACTTCGGCACCACCGACAAGAACGTCGCCGTGCCGATGAACCCACAGAACGCGCAGGCGGCGCGTATGGCCCAGATCATCCGCACCGTCAACCCCAACTACTTCAACAGCATGGTCGCTGGCGACCCCAACGCCAAGCGGTTCTACGACAGCATCGGCGTGGACATGCTTACGCCCGGCGCCGTGCTGTCAGACCAGATCATCCGCAAGGCCGAGGCGGCAGGTCGCATCAAGCAGCAGGACATCGCCCAGCCCGGCGACAAGGTTTACACAGAAGTCCTCAAGGCCGCCCCCAATCTCTCGCCGTCGATGGTTCAGTATGCAGCGCGAACGTACAACGAGCAGAAGGGCAAAGCCGGCGCGATGGAGTACGCGATAGGCGAGGCCCAGGGCCGCGGCGTGCAACTCTGGCAATCGTGGTGGCTCAACCGAGCCAACCCGTTCGCCGATGGCCGCAACGCCGCCACGCGCCCCCTCGTTGACCTTGGCACGCTCGCAGACCAAGACCCCAGCGTGAGACCCGCGATCGGCACGGCGATGGAGTCGCTGCTTGCGACTCGGGCCAGCGAGATCAACAAGCTCGACCCCACCCTAAAGATCAAGCCCGACGACCTTGGACTCGACTACGTTGGCAACGGCGTGTGGGAAGTGAACGGGCTTGTTGCCGGCAACCTCGATCACAAGTACGACCACCTGTTCTTTGTCACCGACCCGCAGGTGCGTGAGCAGATCGGCAAGAACACCGACACCGCCAAGGTCAAGCCGCTCGACAGCCTTCTCAGCGACCTCGCAGAAGCGAAGCGGTATCAGGCACAGCTTGACGAGTTCGTCAAGACGGACGGAGCCAACGGCCAGAAGCCGCCCACGACGAAGCTGCTTCCCAACGGCGGCATGAGCATGGGCGGCATGGTCAGCGCCCAGGGTCTTATTGCAGACCTCCAGACGAAGATCAGTATTCGCAAGCTCCAAGAGAGCCAGAAGAACCCATGAGCCAAATCCCTGGCGGCATCCTCAGCCAGCTCCAATTGAGCGGGCTGGAGGCCAACGACCGCGCGTGGCAGGCGACTACCGGAGCCGCGATCGAAGCTGAGCGGGTGCGTGCGGCCCACTCGTGGTCGGCGGACGGACTATGGACGACGCTGGGTAAGGGTGCGGGCGAAGTGTTCTCTTTGGGCCTCTACGACGCCGGCCCGCGTAGCGGTATCTCGGCAGCTTACAACTTCTTCGCAGACAGCGGACTCCCATTCTCTGACATGGGCATTCGCACCGAGCAGGTCGGGCAGCTTGCGGGCGGGACCGACAGCGCCGGTCGCCAGATCGTCAACCGCGACGAGATCAGCACGGGCATGACATCGGCCATCCGGCGCGCAGCCAGGTTCAATGACCGCGCCGACCCCATGTTCAAGCCAAACGAGGCCATCGTTGCCCTGTACGGAGTGGACGATCAGGGCCAACTCTTTGACGAGGGGACGCTCGCCAAAATGTTCAACGCCAAGAGCGAGTACGAACTCGCCACCCGCCGCGCAGTCGCTCTACGCGAGCGAGAGGTGGCGATCCGCAAGGGCAACTGGAGCCCGGCCGCAAACTTCGCAGTGTCTTTCTCTGGCGGATTCACCGACCCCGCCATGCTCGCATCGGGCATGGTCGCTGGACGTATCGGCGGCGCGTTTTCAAACGCATTTGTCGCAACCGAAGTCGCCCCCGGATTCGTTCTGCCCGGCACGGCCAGCGCGTTCAGGAACCTCGCATCGCGTGGCATTATCTCCGGCGGCGAGAACATCGCCCAGGGTGCGGTGCTCAGTGAACTGGCAGGGCAGGACTACAACTGGCACGACGCGGCACGAGACATGGCTTTTGGCTCGGTATTCGGTGTCGCTTTCGGCACGGGTGAGGCAGGCAGGCAAGCCGCCGAGATTCGCACGCAGGCCCGCAACTACAAGCAGACCCTTGAACTCCTCTCGGCCGTAGAGCACGGCGCCGCACTCACCGAACGCGGCGCAATGTTCTACCAGCACGTACCTGGCGTCACCCGCACGTCAACGCCGATCGATATCGCCGCGGCTGAAATGGCCGCTATCGCAGACATCGACCACGTAGAGCGTGCGGGCGGTGGCGGCTCGGGCTTCGGATGGCTTGTTGGCCGCAAGGTGCAGATGGACGGCATCGGCGAGGTGACTGTCACAGGCATCAAGGGCCGCGACGTGCTCGGCACCATCGACGGCCGGGAAGTAAAGATGAACGCGGCGGGCGTGAGCATCGACCGCTACAGCCCCCTGGAAGTGGGAACGCGAGTCCGCCTTGACGACGGCACGGTCGGCACGGTTGAGACGATCAAGACTGAATCGACCCCCTTCGCCGAGGCAACACGGGTTCCTCGCCGCGGAGACGCGACGACAACCGTGCGAGTGCTCGGTGACGACGGCCGGGTCCACAACCTCAACCCCGACGAGCTACTCGTGCGTGGTGGCACGGCAACGGTGCGGCGTGGGCAGGTGGTCTTTGACCCCGCCAACTCGCAGCGAGCGGTGGTCGCCTTCGGCAAGGCACGCGACGCGAGCACGTTGGCCCACGAGACGGGTCACGTATTCCGCCGCACACTCAACGACATCGACCCCGAACTGGCCGGGAAGATCAACGACCACTACGGGCAGACGACGCATGACAAGTGGACCGTGGACGCCGAGGAGCGGTTCGCCCGCGACTTCGAGCAGTACATGAAGGACGGGAAGGCCCCTACCAAGGAACTCACCTCCACCTTCGAGCGGTTCGCGGCATGGCTGTTCGACCTCTGGCAGTCCATCGGCGGCAAGAAGGCCGACCTTACCGACGTACAGCGCGAAGCGTTCGGCCGTCTACTCGACAGCGATCAGAGCAAGGCCGTCAACGGCGAACTCGGTGGACGCTACGCGGCCACCCGCGACTCGCTCCGCCAGGTGCTCGGCGACAACCCCGGCAGCAGGGCGACCAACAGCCTCATGCTCGCCAACGCTAAGGCGTGGAGCCGCGCGACGGGCCGGAACATCGACGAGTATTTCAACGACGTTCTGGCGGGCTTCACCAACTCGCTCCGCAACCCGTTCCATGCTCCGATTCGGATGCTCCCCGGCCGCGTCATCGTCGCCAAGGGTCGTCCGTCCGGTTTCATCAACGCCTACCTAGACGGCACGCTCAGCCACATGGAACTGCCGGCCCGTGCCCAGCGTGAGGCTCAGTTGCTCGGACTTGCGGACCCGGCCGCGGCACGCGCGAAGTGGCGGGCTGGACTCGATCAGGTCGCACGCGACACTGAGGCTCTAGACCAGGCGACTAGCCGCATGGCTCGCATGGGGCTTGACCAGCAGCTCAACGCTCTCGGCATGACCGTTGAGCAAATGAAAACCGAGTCGAACCGGCGACTGGCCGAACGGCTCGCCGAGCGGATCGACAAGCAGATCAGGGAGCGGATGAAGGTGGTCGGCATAGCGATCGACGCCGACACCAGCCGAGAGGCGTTCACTGCCGACCGCATCGCCCAGATCAACGCCGACATCGGCACCAAGGCCCGGACGTGGCTGTTCCAGAACGGCAGCGACGTGGTGAAGGTTGACCGCAACCAGCGCCGCCAGATCGTCCACCACGCAGACGGCACGATCACCGTCAACCACGACTTCGTTCACATGCACGCGATCGACCGGGTTGCGGCGTTCAGCGGACCCCTCATGCACCTTGAGATGCTGCGCGACGCGATCGACGCCGGCGTCCGCCCCGACCTCGCCGAGATGACGAGCTTTATCGAGGCATACGGGTTCGACAAGCAGCAGGCCGACTTGCACGCTATTTCGGTCCATCGCCTATTCAAGAAGCTGGACAACCGGATCGGCAAGGGCAACGACATCCGGCTCGGCGACAACCCGAGCAAGGCCACGCTTGTTCCCGAGGCTGTCAGCGAAGCGCCGATCGACACGCTCCCAACCGACAACGCACCAAGCGACCCCAAGGCGTCCTTCTCATACGACGCGATCGAGCGGCGAATCCTCGACATCGGCAAATACCTCGCGCCAGAAACCGCCCTCGACGTTGCCACCAAGAAGTTCAACGAGGCCCAGGGTGAGACGAACTTCTACGACGAGACAGCCATCGACTTCACGTTCAAGGTGAAGAACGAAGGTGACGGACTCCCGGCCGAGGTGCTTCACGCGCTGGAGGGCCAGCCGAAGTACGTCCGCGACCAGTTCACCACGAGCACGAAGTTCGGCAGCGGCCACGACACGATGTCCAACATCGGCATCGACGACATGATCGAGGTTGCCAAGGAGGGCACGCACTCCAACACGCGCCTGTTCTACACCAAGGCCGCGAACGGCAAGGTGAAGTGGGTTCGCCGCACCGTCGCATCGTCGGGCGAGATGCAGAGGCAGATCGGAAACGCCAAGGACGCCATCGCCCGAAGCGGCGACCCGAACGGGATGCTCCTCTCGTTCATGCACGACAACCCGGCCCCGATCCGCAACCGCACAACGCTCAAGCCCAACGAGATCGGCAACCAGGCGTCATTCAAGATCAACGGCGAGCAGTTCGTCGTTGAGGACGCCAAGACCGAGGACGGGTTCCGCTACCGCGTGATGCGCAGCTACGGCAAGAAGACCGGCATCACTATCCCCATCGACTACCTCGATTGGGTTCCGGTCGATGCGGGCACGTTCCGTCAGGGCGGGAATCGTCGCGGACCGAAGGGTGTAACGTTCGAGCGGCCGACGCAGGCCCCGGCCGACGGCGCAGCATCCGTCGTCGAGGAATCGCACGCAACCGCCTACGAGCACCCGCCCGAGCCGTCCGACGCGCCGTACACGCCCATCACCGAGAACGGCACGACGCTCGACACCAGCAACCTTGTCTGGAACGACTTTGTGGGCGACTGGATGGACGAGAACGGCAACATCGTCGGCCAGAGCGCTGGCAACCCAGGCGAACTCGCTCAGGACGTGCTCGACCTCTCCGACACGATCAAGAGCGAGGACCGCGGCGGCGTACTCCCGACCGGCGGAGCGAAGGGTTCAGGACAAACGGGGGGCCGTGCTGTTCGCGTCGGCGCCGCACCACGCATCGACCGCGTGGGCATCTTGAAGGCGATGGACCACCCGACCGCAAACGTCATCACCAACGCCATCTTCCAAGACCCCTTGCTCGACAGCCAGGGCAAGCGGGCCAATAACAGCGCCGAGCAGTTCGACGCGCTCCACATGCACGCGACGGTGGACGGCTACCTCCGCAAGATGCACGGGCACGTCAACAAAGCGGCGGACGCGGCCGACATCGGTCGCATCAACATTCCCAAGCGGATCAAGTTCGAGCAGCAGTTCCGTGATCAGGTCGGCAAGGCCGTCCGCGACCCCAGCTTCACCACCGCCGACCCCAATATCAAGGCGGCGGTAGACGAGACACGGGCGACGCTCCACAAGATCGGGCAGCTCGGCAAGGACAACTTCGTCAAGAACTTCGACAAGTTCGCCCTCGACGACAACTACCTCACGCGCGTGTGGGACTTCAAGAAGCTCCATGACATCAACAAGACGCACTCTCCGCAGGAAGTCGCCAATCTGTTCGAGGAGGCCGTTCACAACGAACGCCCGTACCTCACCCGCGCCGAGGCTCGCATCCTCGGTGACGCTCTCCAGAAGAAGCTCTTTACATACGGCGGCGAGGCTGGCATTGAGGGTGCAGGGTTCGCGGCAGGACTCAGCAACCGCGAGTACCTCCTCAACACGCTCAAAGCTAACGGCGTAGACGAGGCCACTTCGCTCGCCATCGCCGACAAGGTAGCGATGGACAAGGCCAACACCGGCACCTTATCCGTTGCCAAGCGCCGCACGCTCCTCAACGAGAAGGCCAGCATCACGACGGCCAAGGGCGCGAAGATCAGCATTGAGGACTTGCTCAACAACGACTCAATGGCGATCGTCCACAAGTACGGCCAGCAGGTCATCAGCGAAGCGGCCATGACGCAGGTGCGCCGGCAGGTCGGCGCCAAGCTCGGACTCCAGTGGAGCAACGACGCCGCCATGATGGAGTATCTGGCGAAGGACATGCGGGCGTCGGGCTACTCCGTGCCCGAGATCAACAAGGCCATCTACCTCATCGACTCCGGCATCAAGCGACTGCGTGGTATCTCGCTCGACGACTCCGGCGCGTGGACCGACAACGCTTGGCGAGTCCGCCAGTTCTCATCCATTGTCGGCAGCGGAGGGTTCGGCATCCCCGCGGCGTTCGAGCTTGGTCACGCCATCACGAGGCTCGGTGTGCGGGCATCACTCGCCAACATGCCGGCCGTGCTCTCCGCGTGGAAGGCGATGCGCAAGGGCGACGTGAACGAGCCCGCTCTCAAAGCGATGCTCTACACCATCGGCATTGGGCACGACACCGTAAGCGCCCGCTACTTCGGCTCATGGGAGCACGGCGCCGACCCGTACCAGACCAACCCCGAGGGCCGTCTCGCCGCGTTCGACAAAGGACTCGCGGCCACGGGCAGGGCTGCACGGTTTATTTCAGGCGTTCCGCACGTCACCGAGTTCTCTCGGCTCATGGCCGCGAACGGCGTGCAGCACAAGATGGTCCAGCAGGCCCTCAGCGGCAAGCAGCCGTCAGCACGCCGGCTTGCGTGGCTGGGGATGGATCAGGCTCGTTGGGATGCGGTCGCCGCTCAGATCAAGGCCAACCACAAGAAGGGTCCGGGCGGGCTAGTTGACGTGCAGCTTGACGGCGGCGGATGGACCGACTTGCAGGCCAAGCACGACTACATCGAGGCCGTGCGTTCATCGGTCAACACGATCATCCAGGAGGGCGGCATCGGCGCGTCGCACCCGTGGCTTGAGACTGAGGCCGGCAAGGTCATCTTCCAGTTCCGCCAGTTCGGCATCATGGCTTACAACCGTCAGACGCTCGCCCAAGCCCAGATCGGCGACAGTGAGGCGTTCGTCCGAGGCATGGCCGCGGCTGTTCCGATCGGCGCGATGCAGTACATGGCCGCGACTTACCTCAACAGCATCGGACGCGACGACCGCGACGAGTACCTCGCCAAGATGATGACGCCCGAGCGAATGGGCATTGCGGCGTTCAGCCGTGCATCGTTCAGCAGCATCGGCCCGGTGATCTACGACAGCTTCGCCGCAACAGCCGGGTTCGAGACGCTCGGCGGGTTCAGGTCGTCGGGCCTTGAGAGCGACCCTTTACTCGGCAACCCCACCTTCTCGATTATCACCGCTGGCCGTCGCGGTATCGGCGGCGGCATCCGTTCGATGATCGACCCCAACTACGACCTCAGCGACGACAACATCCGCGGCATCCGCACGGTGGTCCCGTTCTCGCGCTTGCCGGGCACGTCGATCCTCTGGAACCAGATTCTCAACCAGACTCCCGCCAAGAGCATCAATCAGGTGGATGCTCCATGACCCGCACCCCAGAATCCACCCGCCCCGACGCGATCCGCAAGGCGCTCGACGCGCTGCGTGCCCGCATCAAGGAGCTGGAGAACGCGCCGGCGTCGTCGTCATCGGGCGGAACGCTCACCTCGCCTATCGACCTCACGGACATCGACGCTTCGGCCGTCACTGACGGCTACGTCATCACCGCGGCAAGCGGTGTGTGGACGGCAGCGGCGCCAACCGGCGGCACGACCGTCATCAACGGTTCCGTCAACGTCACCATGACCGGCGACAGCGGCACCGCGACGTACACGAACGCGGCCATCGGCACATCCAGCGTGCTTGCGCCCTCGATCGCCTCCATCGTCAAGAGCGACCACGACGGAGAGGATCACATCGCCGAGGAGTTGCAGGTGTACCTCGCCAACCAGATCGTCGGCCAAGTGGACGTGACCATTCTCTCACCCAACGGCGGCTCGTTCGGTGATTACCAAGTCAACATCATCGGAGTCTAAGCATGGCAGTCAAACTCGCGGGCGGTTCCAGCACAGCAGGCCAGGCAAACGTCACCAGCACGTTCGATCTCCAGGTTCGCACGCCGACCACCGAGTCCGCTGCTGGCTTCGTGCAGTTGAGCGGCGAGGTCGATGCAGGCACGCTCATCACCGGCGGCGCACGTACCCTCCGCGCCCTTGACGTATCACCCGACTACCGGCTCCGGGTCGGGCTCGATCAGCCCCTCTTTGACATGAGCTTTGAGGGTGCAGTGGTCGCTCAAGACCGCTTCTCGCAGGTGCTCTCGACGTTCACCAACGCGCAGACGGCCGGGTTCCTCACGCTCAACAGCGGTGCATCGACGGCGGCTGGCCACTCGGTCCTCCGCACGTACCGCACGTTCCCGTTGTTCGGCACATACCCGACATACCTCGACGTTTGGGCGATCCTCTACAACGAGACGGGCACCAACGCCGTGCAGGAGTTCGGGTTTGGGTACGCCCTGACTACGGGCGCGCCGACCGACGGTGTGTTCTGGCGCGTGAACGCAGCGGGTCAGTTCTTCGGGGTTATCAACTACGCCGGGGCAGAGACGCAGACGGACGCGATCACGCTGCCGACTACAGAGGAGTGTCACCACTACCTCATCGTCGCCCACAACGACCGGGTGGAATGGTGGATCGACGATGTGATGGTGGCCGCTCTCAATCTCCCCGTCCTCCAGCCCGGACCAGCCAACTCCAGCGAGCAGCCGTTCGTCGCCCGCGTCTACAACACCGGCACGTCATCGCTGGCACGCCGAATCGCCATCGGCAAGGTCAGTGTCTCGATGGGCGACGCGAACACTGGAAAGCTGTGGTCGCACGCCCTCTGTGGTATGGGCGCAGGCTCGTACCAGATTCAGCCCGGCACCGCCAGCGGCCCGACCGTCACCCGTGGAACGGGTGCGCTGGGTTGGCCCACCTCCGCCACCGCACGCATCGCTGGCACATGGACGGCCACCTCAGCACCCGCCCTCAACTCACTCGGCGGCGTGTTCACTACCCCGGCCATGAGTACCCTGGTCAGCGACTCGGATTACCCCGTGTTCGCCTACCTCAACCCAGCGGGAACAAACGTACTGCCCGGCAAGACGCTCTACGTCACCGGCATCCGCGTGGGCGAGGGGTACGCGGCGGCAGCGGCATCGACCAACGCAATGCTCCTGACGTACATCGTGGGCGTTGGATCGACCACATCGGCCACCACCGCCACCGAAGGCGCGATCGTCGTGGCTGCACGCGGAATCGTGGTCGGCGCACACGGCTGGACGGCGACAGCCGCGCTCGGATCGGTCCAGCCGGGGTTCTACTTCCAGTTCGAGTCGCCCCTTGTGGTCCCGCCCGGCACCTACTTCCACTTCATTTGCAGGCCGTTCGGAACGGTCGCAAGCAACACCCTGGTTGTGTCGTCGTCGCTTGCCGTCAACGGGTACTTCGGATGAAGGGAACGCATGGCTAAGAAGAAACCGCCCGCCCCCATCGACCTCGACTCACTCGCCGCGACGCTCACCGACGACGACGTGCGATACCTCCTCAGCGTCAAGGGCAGGCTCCTCAAGGAGCGGTGCGCCTTCAAGGTGCTCTCGGCGATGGAGGACTGCCTCGACCCCAAGATCGGCGTGGACGTGACCTACAACGGCGAGGTGACGGGCCACCGCCGCGCCAGCCCCGGCGAGGTGTTCCGCATCCAGCAGGCCCTCGCCAAGTTCAACCCGGCCGATATCAACACCATCCTCACCAACGCCGACACCACCGCCGCCGGCAACATGGCCGCGGCCGGCGACCTCGACCTCGACGCCCTCAGCGCGGCGACGGGTGGGGGGCCTGAGCGGTAGACCCTTGCGAAAAAGTTCGCTAGGGTCAAGATTGGGGTAAACACCCCAATGGTTAGCGTTTGACAACATCGGCGTCCAAAATACGATTGCCCGTGGCTGTTATGAAAGGGAGAGCGCACTAGTATATAGAGAGATAGAGAGAACACCCTAGACCATGCCAGTAGCCAAGCCGGTCCCCACCTCCGCTCAGAAGCGGGTGGAACAGGCGACGGCACTCTTGGCGAGGGCCAAGACCGACTACGCGACCTTCCTCAAGATCGTCTGGCCGATCCTCAGCAACGGCCGGGCACCGCTCACCGAGTACGAGCTGGACGCCTTCTGCTGGGCCACCGCGCGCGAGCCGGGCCGGAACAACAAGCGATTCCTGTTCGCTCACCGCGAGTTCGGCAAGTCCACCGGCATCACCTACGCGCTCCCCGCCTTCCTCTGGCTCACCGACCCGACCAAGACGGGCGGCATTTACACCAAGAGCAACCCCAAGGCGGTCGAGGCTCTCAAGGCCGTCCGCCAGCTCATCGCCCGGTCGCCCATGCTCAAGCACCTGGAGCCGCCCGAGGACTCCTGGAACCCCGACAACACCACCGCGTTCAGTGTCCGCGGCGCCGTCAACCCGGCCGTCCCCAGCGTCAAGGCGATGGGATCCACCTCCATGAGCACGGGTGGACGTGCCGACTTCATTCCCTTCGACGACTTCGAGACGCTGGAGAACAGCATCACGAGGGAGGCCCGTGACCGCACGGCCGAACGCAGCCGCGAGATCGTCCGCACCGCCCGCGACGGCGCCATCATCATCGGGATCGGCACCTACGCCCGCGACCAGTCCGTGTACCAGAACTGGATCGACGAGGGGTGGGAACACCGCATCTACCCCCTCCTCTACCCCACCGACGAGGAAATCGCCCTCGCCACCAACAAGAAAACCGGCGAGTGCTACTACGCCCCCTGTGTACTCAAGTGGCTCCGCACGGGCAAGGACTACATGGGCCGGCCCACCGCCGCGGGCGGGATCATCCAGCCCGAACGCTGGACCCCTGCCTACGTCGCCGAGAAGCGTGGCAACCACCTCGCCGAGTTTCGCCGGCACTACCAGGGCATCCGCGTCAGCAGCGCCAGCGACGAGCTCCCCCTCCGCCTGTCCGACCTCATGGTCTACCCATGCACTGGCCAGGCCGTGCCCACCATGCTCGTCTGGGGACTCGAATCAGCCGGCGACTCCACCGTCCGCCAGGACATCGAGGTGGACAGCCCCGGCAACGCCGACGTGCTCCGCCGCCCAGCCTTCGCCGACAAGCACTTCCAGCCGTGGCAGGGCGTCACCGTCGCCCACATCGACCCCGCAGGGTTCGGCAAGGACGAGATGGCGTGGTCGGTCTGGAGCAAGCTCAACGGAACCTACTACAACCGTGCCTTACGGGGCCACAGGCTCCGCAGCGACGGCGACCCGGCCAGTGACAAGATCACCCTCACCGCGGCCCTAGCCTCAATCGTCGCCGACGCAGGGGCTTACGGGATAGGACTCATCCAAGTCGAGGCACAGTTCGGCGGGCTCGCCATCGCTGACAGCCTCCGCCGGATGCTCAAAGAGCGCGGCATCCCCTGTCGGGTCGAAACCAAGCCCGCCACCGGCGAGAAGAACCGACGCATCCTCGCCACCGCCAAGCCCCTCACCTACCAGCACCGCGTCGTCATCGACGAAGCCGTCGCCGCGGACCCCACCTTCCAGCACCAGTACACCCGGCTCAGCCCGTCCCCCGGCTGTCTCGAACACGACGACCGCATCGAGGCGTGGGCCGCAGGGCTCGAACTCGTGTCCCAAGGCGACCTCGCCGTGCCGCAGCAGGTCCGCGTCGAGCAGACCCTCGAAGCCGATCGGGACGGGTACATGGAGGAGTTGGGGATGACGCCGAGCGTGCATCGGTGGGGGGATCACAGGAGGAGCCAAGCATGAGCTGGTTACGACTTGAAGGCGAGGACGACGTTCACATCATCCCGACCCATGACGAGCACCCGCACATCGTCAGCGAGGCGTGTGAATGCACGCCCGAGCTGCGCACGACCACCTACGACAACGAGCCGCTTGCCAAGCCGCACATCGTCCACCGGGACGAATTAGACAGGCTGGAAATTTTGGAGCGATGACTGGTGTGGGGGTCTGACTGACGACCTCGCGCGGGCCGTCCCCCCTCCCCCCCTGCCTCCGCGTGGTGCCGGCCGTCGTTGTCGCCCTGGACGCTTCGACAGTGATCGAAGTGTGCGGACGTGGGTTCACGCAACCGATGAAACAGTCGATACGTCTAGGCATATTTGAGTGTTTGCATCCGAGTTGCACCGCACGCGGCGGGCATCTAGGGTGTTCTACCTATGGGGCGAGATGGGCGCGCAGTGCGACGCTCCGCCCTGCGGGTCACTCAGACTCAGGCAGCAGGCACCGAGCGACTTTTTCCCCTGCACACGCGCACGCACCCCCGTACCGACCGCCACGCCTCACCGCGCGTCACCCTGCCACCCTGCCCCGCCTCCCGCCGCGCCACTCGCCACACCCACCCCCCTCGCGCGTCACGGTCCTGCCCCACCCATCGACTGGCAGCACGGACCACCCACCCGGCACCCTCGCCCGGTCGTCGAGATCGGAAGAGCGACGTGCAGGGAA